AATCAACACTTACAACAGGTGGTGGAGCAGGTAAAACTGTTGTTGTAGATGCAACTACAGTTACTTTAGGTAGATGTGGTGCAACAGTTTCATTAGCTTCAGGTGCATCTCAAACTGGATTTGGTAGAACAGGGACAGTTAACTGGTGTACGACTGCCAAGACTTCTCCATTAACATCAGTTAGTGGTAACGGATATTTTATAAATACAACAGGAGGAGCAGTTACAGTTACTTTACCAGCATCACCAAGTGCAGGCGACATTGTAGCATTTTCAGATTACGCTTCTACATTTCAAACAAATGCTTTAACTATTTGTAGAAATAGTTCTAAAATTAATGGTGGTTGTTTTAATGGTATAGTATCTACTCAAGGAGCAGCTATTACATTAGTTTATGTAGATGGTACTAGAGGTTGGAAACAAGTTAATGATGCTACTTTAAACGTATCAGGTGTTCCTAGTTTTATAACAGCATCAGGTGGAACAGAAACAACTTGTGGAGATTATAAAATTCACACTTTTACTTCTACTTCATGTTTTGCAGTTACAACAGCCCCTACTCCAGCTAATAATAAAATTTCTTATTTAGTAGTTGCAGGCGGTGGAGGATCATATCCAAATATCGGTGGTGGCGGAGGTGGAGGAGGTTTTAGAGAAGGTAAACTTTCTACCGATCCATATACAGCGTCACCTTTAGCTGCAACACCTTGTTCAGCTTTAACAATTGCAGCAGCAACAACATATCCAGTTACAGTAGGAGCAGGTGGAGCAGGTGGTTGTTCAAGATCAAGTGGAACTACTTCAATTTTTAGTACAATAACAAGTGCAGGTGGAGGAGCATCTGGTGGTGCACCATCAGTTGCCGTTGTTTCAGGAGGTTCAGGTGGTGGGGCCGGTGGTAATGTTCCTGGTGGAGGTGGTGCAGGAAATATTCCTGCAGTTAGTCCAGCACAAGGTCAACCTGGAGGCGGTGCCGGTACAGGTTTTCCAGCTCTTGGAGCCGGAGGCGGCGGTGGAGCAAGTGCTGCAGGAGGTAGTGGATCAAGCCCAAGTGGAGGACCCGGAGGAGATGGCGCAGGAACAGCAATTAATACAGCAGCTCCAATAGGAGCACCAGGACCAAGTGGTTCATTAAGATATTATAGTGGTGGAGGAGGCGGTGGAGGATATGCTAATGGTAGTGGTAATTCAGGTGGATATGGTGGTGGAGGAAATGCAAATTCAGCACCCCCCGCTCCTGGAAATGGAACAAATGGTACAGCTAATGCAGGTGGAGGTGCAGGAGGTTCTGGTATGGCAGGTGGATCAGGTATAGTAATAATAAGATATAAATTTCAATAATTGAAATAGATTAACAAATAAGATATAAGGAGAAACATTATGGCACATTACGCAAAACTAGGAATAAACAGTAAAGTTATAGGAGTAGAAGTTGTAGCTGATGCTGATTGTCAAAACGCTAGTGGTGTTGAAGATGAAGAAGTAGGAAGACAGTTTATGGAAAGAATCCATAGCTGGCCTTTATGGAAAAAAACATCTTACAATACATCTGGTGGACAACATAAAGAAGGCGGAACACCTTTAAGAGGTAACTACGCAGGTATAGGTATGACTTATGATGAAGATAACGATATTTTCATTGCTAAAAAACCTTACGCTAGTTGGATATTAGATGTTCCTACAGCTAGTTGGAAATCACCAATAGGTGATGCACCAGCATTAACAGCTGAACAACAATCTCAAAATGATGCTGTAACTCATCATTGGATATATAACTGGAATGAGTCTGGTCAATCTTGGGATATAGAAGATATAAAAGCCTAATTCATTTGACATTTTAATTAGAGTTTATTACATACTAGATAGGTATGCATAAGAAAGTATTAACAGAAGTAGATCTTTATACAGGCGAAATTCAAATGCCTAAAGGCTTTGAGATTGACCGTGATAAAATAAGAAACGATCTTATAGAATCTTACGTAAAACAAAACAGAATCAACACTAATCCACAAACCTATGCTTTTGATGATTATGTTGTGCCTTATTCTCAACCTTTACAATGGATGCAAGATTACGTTAGAGATCATTGGAGAGTTGAGTATGATAGAACTTTAGTGCAAAAAAATATGCACGGCAATGTTATGCATCCTAAAGAAAAGTCTTGGACAAGACATCAAGTTGATCCAGTTGATCTACTTAATTCACCAGACTACACTCTTATTTATGGTATAGATGTTAAAGAAGGTTCTTCAGAATGTATTATTGAATACGATGATAACAGAAGAAAAAATAGAACTTGGCATTTACCTATAAAAGATAATCACTTTATAATGTTTCCAGCTACTAATAAGTATTCTTTTTCACCTAATACTTCTAATGGCTTAAATATAATTTTAACAATTAACTATGAATATATCTAATCATTACTGGTACTTTGAATCTGCAATACCACCAAGAATTTGTGATATGATTGTTCAATATGGTAAAGCAGAAAAAGAAAGAGAAGAAATAGCCATCACAGGTGGTTATGGTAGAGATAGAGATTTAAAAAAACAACCTCTTACTAAAGAAGAAGTAAAAGATTTACAAAAGAAAAGAGATTCAAATATTGTTTGGATGAACGATAGATGGATATACAAAGAAATACAACCTTATGTACATCAAGCAAATCAAAATGCAGGTTGGAACTTTGAATGGGATCATTCTGAATCTTGTCAGTTTACAATATATAAAAAAGGTCAGTATTATGATTGGCACTGTGATAGTTGGGATAAACCTTATCCTCATCAAGGACCAACAAACGGAAAGATAAGAAAACTATCTGTAACGGTAACGTTAACAGATCCAAAAGAATACAAAGGTGGAGAGTTAGAGTTTGACTTTAGGAATTTAGATCCTGATAAAAAACCTAACATTAGAGCGTGTACTGAAATATTACCAAAAGGCTCTTTGGTTGTGTTTCCTTCATTTGTATGGCATAGAGTTAAACCCGTAACTAAAGGAGAAAGGAATAGTCTAGTAATATGGAATCTAGGTTATCCATTTAAATAATATGAATGATATAAAACAAGGTGGCAGTAGTACACCACAAAAACCAAAAGGACACGTAGATTTTAAAGCTGCGTTTTATTTTCAAACACCAATTTGGATTGCAGAAGCTCCAATGTTTTTAAAAAACGCAATTAATCTAACAGATAAATATTTGAAAAAAGGTGAGAAATTATTAAAAGATAAAATGAAAAATGAACCTAAATGGAAAAAAGATATAGGAGATTTTGGTTTATCAAATCACAGTGAAAGTTTTCCACAAGATCCTAAAGCTAAAGATCTAGTAGAGTTCATTGGTCAACGATCCTTTGAGTTTTTAGATTGGCAAGGATTTAATTTACAAAATCATAGCTTACACTTTACAGAATTTTGGGTACAAGAATTTAGTAAAAGAGGTGGTGGTCATCATGCTACACATCAACATTGGAATCAACATGTATCAGGATTTTATTTTTTAAAATGTAGTGATAAAACATCTTACCCTATTTTTCATGAACCAAGACCTGGTGCAGAGATGACAAAGTTACCTTCAAAAGATCAATCACAAATTACACTGGGTACAAGTCAAGTGCATTACAAACCTAAACCAGGAACGATGATTATATTTCCAGGTTATGTTCCACACGAGTTTGCAGTAGATGCTGGAATAGAACCATTTAGATTTATACATTGGAATATTAAAGTTGTTGAAACAGCAATATCAAAAGAAAAGAGTATTAAATGAGCTTCAAAAAAAATAAATATATAGTTATTAAAGAAGCTGTACCTAAAGACATAGCTGAATTTGTGTACAATTACTTTTTACTTAAAAGAACTGTTGCTAGAACTTTATTTGATCAAAGATATATCTCTCAATTTACAACAGAATGGGGAACGTGGTCAGATCCACAAGTTAAAAATACTTATTCTCATTATGCAGATGTAGCTATGGAAACATTATTGATGAGAACTTTACCTATTATGGAAAAGAAAACAGGACTTAAATTAAATCCAACTTATTCTTATGCTAGAATATATAAAGCTGGTGACATCTTGGAAAGACACAAAGATAGATTTAGTTGTGAAATATCTACAACACTTAATCTAGGTGGTGATTCTTGGCCAATACATTTAGAACCAAAGAAAAATGTAGGTGCACCAGATGGTAAAAAATTAACATATTCTAGTAATAACAAAGGTATTTTAGTTAATCTAAAACCTGGTGATATGTTAGTTTATAGAGGTATGGAATTAGAACATTGGAGAGAAGAATTTAAAGGAGATAACTGTGCTCAAGTTTTTCTGCACTATAATGATCAAAAATCTAAAGATGCGGATAAAAACATAAATGATACAAGACCTCATTTAGGACTTCCAAGTTGGTTTAAAAAGTAATATAATCTTTAAATGGGGGCTGTACTCCACCATACCT